AGCTGTTGAGCTGTATGTCGGTGCTACTGCACCTTCTGCATTCTGATTTAAATACTCTTTGGGGTCTCTTCGGAGGCCCTTTTTTTTAACCTTAAAATAATATGGCTTTTCCAACCACTAATGCTCAGCGAGAGCTGCCAGCTGTAAATCAAATACTACAGTCATGTGGTCAAGCGCCTGTGACAACCCTAGATCAAACCAACCCGGACGTTGCGATTGCCTATCAGACTTTGTTAGAAGTCTCACGGGAAGTACAGGCGGAAGGATGGTCATTTAATAAGGAGCTTAACTATGACATGCTTCCTGACAGTAATGATGAAATACCAATCCCAAATAATATCTTGCAAATTGATGCATCTAAAAATGCAGCTAATGCACAAATTGATGTTATTAGGCGGAGCGGTAAACTATACGACAAAGCACATCACACATATACATTTACAAAGAAGGTATCTTGTGATATTACTTGGTTGTTCGACTGGGTAGATATTCCAACACCTATCGCTGATTTTATTACTAGCAAAGCAGCTACAACAGTTTCAAGCAGGATTGTTGGAGATAGTAATCAATACCAAATGCTCCAACAAAAGGAGGAGTTCAATAGAGCAATGGCTATGGAATATGAATGTAATCAAGGTGATTACACATTCTTTGGACATCCTGGTGAAACTAATACATACAACAGCTACAAACCGTACAACGCGCTTTATCGTTAAATGCCAGCAGTAACTCAACGGATACCTAACTATCTTGGTGGAGTATCTAAACAATCAGATGACAAAATGCTTCCCGGCCAGGTCCGTGAGTGCTACAACGGATTTCCTGATGCAACATATGGTCTTACAAAAAGACCTGGCTTTAAGCATATTGCAAACTTAGGAACAGGTTCAACATATGATGATGCTAAGTGGTTTTACATCAATAGAGATAATGATGAAATCTACATTGGTTGTATCAAAGGAACAGCTATTTATATTTGGAATGCTGTAACTGGAACAGCTTGTACTGTTTCATACGGCAGCGGTGCTCAGGCATATCTTTCATCGACAAAACTAAATTACAAACTGCTTACTGTACAAGACACTACAATTGTAATTAATACTAGTGTAACAGTAGCAGCAAAACCGACGCCTACGCCAACCCCAAACGTATTAGGTACAATTGTTCTTGAAAGTACTATACCTGAAGCAAAGTATTATGTAGAAATTCAAGGTGTAGAATTTAGTGTAACAGCGCATGATACAGACTATACATTCGATGACGTACTGACAGACAAGTCAGGACATAATATTAAAGACGCTGTTACAGCTGGCATTGCAGCTCAACAAAGTGCAAGCAATGCAAACTTTAATGGGACATGGACAGTTACACGGAATGGTAATTCAAGTCTAGATATAACTCGCGTAGTCAGTGGCACACCAACAGCTTTTACTTTAAAAGTAAGGGGTGGTAGATCAAATAGCGGTCTTAGTGCATTTCAAGATGAAGCCTCAAGCGTAGGCCTATTACCACTAGAGACATTTCATAATCATCAAGTTAATATTGTAAATACGATTACATCAGCCGATGATTATTATACCAAGTTTGTTGCAGATAATGGGGTTAGTGGGCGTGGTTATTGGGTTGAGACAGTAAGTCCAAAGGTCTCGCCTGGAATTGATAACTCAACAATGCCACATGAGCTAATTAACACAGCTACTAATACGTTTGTCTTCCAAAAAATTGGCTATGCCGATAGAGATGTTGGCGATGAAATTACAAATAGTGACCCTAGCTTTGTTGGTGAGAAGATCTCAGCAGGTTTCTTTCATAACGATAGGTTAGGATTCCTTTCTAAAGATAATGTATGTATGAGCCGAGCTGGCAAGTACTACAACTTCTTCTTTGAAACAGCACAGGCAACGCTGGATTCAGATCCTGTAGACATTAGTTGTTCCTCAATTATCCCTACGGCACTGTATGCAGTACTACCTACAGCACAAGGCGTAATTTTATTTTCTGCACGTCAGCAGTTCATTCTGTTTTCAGACAGTGGAGTGCTTACACCAGCACTGGCAACCATCAGAGTCATCGCTAATTACGAGATGGATAACACTGTGGAACCTGTTGATGTAGGTACCAACATTAACTTTATTAGTAAGACTCCTGGCTATACCAGAGTCTTCAGCATGGTTACCAAAGGACAGCAACAGAACCCCCAAGTACTTGACCTCTCGCGTGTAGTGAAGGAGTGGATTTCACCCAACATTGATCATCTAATTGCTAGCCCTCAAAACTCACTAATTGCATTGTCTTCACAATCAAGTAAAGAAGTATTTATTTTTAGATACTACACAGATGGTGAGAAGAATTTGATGGAGTCGTGGACAAGTTGGTTCATGCCTGGTAATACACAATTCATGAACATCGACTCAGATGACATGTATGCAGTAACTAAGCAAGGTAATCAGGTAGTGCTTTTAAAAGCAGCATTAAGCCAAAGCCCTGAGCAAGCAATTATTGTCAACAACAGAGGTCAAAGAGTTAATCCATGTATGGATTTATATGCAACAGCGTCTAGCGTTGTATATGACACAACTAATAATTTATCTAAATGCTACTTGCCTTATAACGATGTAGCAGAGCTTACTCCTGTTCTTATTATCAAAGGTAATACAAGCACTGGTTCATTTGTTGAATCAGGCTTTACCATCACTCCAGAACGGAGTAATGATAGTACAGGACCATACTTTATAGTGCCGCAGAAAAACCTTACCAGTAATGCTAGCGATGTCATCGTAGGATTTAAGTATAACTTTGATGTTGAGCTACCTACTACATACTATCGACCTGAAGAGAAGAAGGCAGACTTCACTGCAAGTCTAGCTATTGCACGGATGAAGTTTTCTGTAGGACTTTCAGGTAACATGAGCTTTAAAGTAAAACAACAGGGAAGAATCCCTTATAGCATTGACTTTACTGGTGATGGGTCTACAACAACATTTCCATTTAATAAGCGTGATTTAAATTACGAAGACAGGAGTGATGTAAAAATTACAGTTAATGGTATTGCTACTACAGCATTTAACTTTAGCAACGCTACAACAATTGTATTTACCTCTGCACCAGCTGCTAATGCAGTTATCAAGATGTATATCGATGAATGGTTCCTTACTAATCCTGTGATTCAAGCAAACAACTATTTAGCCAATGACGTCCCATTAGATAACGAAACAGTATTTACATTGCCTATCCATCAACGTACAGAAAACTTTAAAGTAAGGATGTTCAACAATTCACCATTTCCTGTTGCTGTAAACGCAATGATGTGGGAAGGCAATTATACACCAAGATTCTACAGGAGAAAGTAATGTTTGGAGCAGCAGACAGGAACAACGACAATAGGCGTGCGGAAAGGGCAGAGTATAAGAGGTGGAAAGAAGGCTGGAGAGCAGAGGAAAAAATAAGGAAGGCCGAATATAAAAGGCAAAAAGAAGAATATGAATTAAATATTGAACAAAACGAAACCCAATTACGCTTAAATGAAAAAGGTATACTTCAGGAGTATAACCAAGCAGTTGATAGACAGAATTATCAATATGACAGAGCAAATGAAGCATTCGGACGTTCACTAGACCAAGCAGAAGCGCAAGTTACCTTTAATGCCATAGCAGAACATGCTGCTATGATGGAACAGCAAATTAAAAAGAAGGATGATCTTCTTTCTGTAGTATTTGATGAAGGTGATTCACTTCTAGACTATGCATATGGGACCGCTGGTTTAAGAATAAATAAGAACAATAAATTTGCTGAAGCTGCTTTTAATGAGGCACGGTTTGATGCCAAATATTCAGCTGATATAGGTGCCTTTGGAATAGAGCGTCGTAAGACTCAAAGCGACAGTCAGATAGAAGCACAAAAGGCGATTGTTGATGGCATGAAAGCTGTTGGTCAGATGCGTTCTCGCGGTAATGCTGGCAGGTCATCGTCAAAAGCAGTTCTAGGCATCATGGCTGAATCAGGTGCTACGAGAGCTGCAATTGCAAATGGTCTGATGTATGCCGAGCAAAGCATAGACCTTGGAATTGCACAGCTGAAAGATATGCTGATTTTAGACCAGACAATGGTACTTGCAGCTAGAGATATGGCAAATAATGATTATGAGTACAACAGTGCAAAATTTGATGCATCACTTGAAACAGATAAGATTAAACTTTCTGCAACAAGGCGAAGCATAGAAGATAGGGATAAAATTGTAAGGCAAAACATATCACTTGCAAGAAGGCAGGCCGATATGCAAGCAGCAAACTCACTCTTATTGATGCCTACTCGCCTCCCTGAATTAACGGATCCGAGAGAATTTTATGCTGAATATGATGACCCCGAAACTGAAGACTATGTAGAGATGCTGCTCAGGCCAAGGTATCAAGACTTCCCTGACTATGTACCGGCACCAGAGTTAAGTTATGAAGATGACTTCCATTATAAGTTAGGCAGAGAAAATGTAGCTGCATCTAACTTCGGTGATGCACTGAAGATTGGTGGAATGGTTGCAGGTGTTGCTAGTGGAGTTGGTAGTCTTGCTGCTGGCGGACTGTTTGGTGGCGCTGCTGCTGGATCAATGTTAAGCAGTACAGGTTTCTTAGCAACTGGCGCATCAACATTCGGGACAATCGGTACAGGACTCAATACTTTAAGTTCTAGTTTCTATCCAAGACAAAGGTAAATGGCACAATTTAAATCATCTGCACGGGAAGGAAGCTTTTCTAATAAACAGTTAACCGTACCTGATGCAGTTCAAAAGCAACAGAGTGAAACAGAAAGACAGCTTCGGGGCATGGATGATGCTCAGAGTTATCTAGAAAAGAACGAACGTATCTTCCGACAGGCACAGCAACAAGCCTTTAATATAGAAAAAGATTTTCGTTCAACAAGCTCACAGCTTGAACAGCAAAACCTTAAGGCTCAAAGAAGCCATACCAGGCAAGCTTATGAAATGGAGCTTGTTAAAAAGCAAAATCAAGATAAATATAAGATTGATACGCTTGGCGCCCTTATTGATTTTTCTAAAACTGCGTTAGACACTACCTTCACAATTGTCAAGCAAAATAAAGAGTTGCAGTTAAAGGCAGTTAACCAGATTGCCTTTTCAGAAAAATACTCTCATAAAGATATTCTAAATGCACAGAGTGTAAATAGCTCGATCTCAAATGCTGAATTTCAACGAACAAATGTAGTAAAAAAATACTTAGAAGAAGGTAAGTCTCAAGAGTTCATTGACACTATGTATAACCATCTTGTAAAAGGTGGCGGGTACAGAAACTACATTGCTAATTCAAATGTATTAAGAGAGCAAGCGGGGATTAATGCACAAGTAATTAATCAAATCAATAATAATCCAAGTTTATCAATTGAAGAAAAACAAAAGCAAATAGCAATTGCTGACGCAAGGATGCGTGGTGAATTGACAATTGATGGACAAACACCTGCTCAACAAATACTAGAAAAGGCATATAATCCAACAATGCGCCGTGCTCTTGACAGAGCAGAGCAAGTTACTAATCAGGAAAAAAGAAATCAACTAGCCAAAGATTTTGAAAGAGATCAGCGTTCAACTATCTTTGATATTGCATTTAGTGGTGGGGGCTTCAATGCTCAAGGTGTAATGGATGCAATTGCAACTGATCCTAGACCAGGGGCAATGAAAGATACAATGGAATATTTAGCTTCTGCTGATCTAACTTTAGATCAAATTGAACAGCTTGAAAAAGCTCCAATTATTAAAGATGGAAAGGTAGGAAATATTTTTAGCTTTGGATATAAAGATGCTGCGGCAGTACTGAAAAATGCTAAGAAAAGAGCTTATGAAGATATCAGAGCTGTACAGGCCTTGGAAGCGCAGCAGAAGCAGCTAAGTGCAGAGATGGAAATCAATCAACTTGCACAGCAATTAGCTACTGATGACGGTAGGCTAGATAATAAAGACTATAGAGATATCTCAAACAGATACTACGAATTAGCTGGACGTGGAGCTGATCCAAAGGTTCTTGAAGGTATTAAACGTCAGACAGTTGATGTGCAACTAATTCCTGTGATGAACGACCAGCTAGAGGAGATGAGATTAAATGGTACATTGAGTTTAAAGGAACTTAATCGTATTAATCCACCTAAGATGCTATATGATCAATACTTAGGAGCTGCGACGCGACTAGATACAATTAAAGCAACACCACAATATAAAGATCTAAATACTTACCTAAGAGGTAGAATTGAAGGTGCTATTAAAACTACAGAGTCTAAACTAAAGTTTAAGGATGTAGGGCCACAAAGTGATCAATTTAATTGGTTTGTTGGAGAAAAGGTAAAAAAAGCTAGAAAGAAAGTTATTGAATTAGTAGGTGCAGGTACACCTATTGAAGAAGCAATGAATATGGTAGGCACTACTGTCGGTAACGATGCTGCAGAATTTTTATCAAGACCAGAGCAATTCGATGGTTTTACCTTAAAGCCATACGAAAAGATGGTTAATGAAACAGAAAAAGCACAGTTAGTCGCTCAACGTAGGGTTACTAAATTTAAAGGGCTAACTCCTACACAACAGAAGGATCCAAGTAATTGGATAACTTCAATCGGTGAAACTGCATTGATTGCAGCATCTAAAAAGTTAGCAGAAACTGGAACCAGTGAAGTATTAAATGTAATCGGTCAAAGGACTGGATTGACTGCATATGAAGTACAGAAAAAATTAGCGGAGGAAAATCCAAACATCGAACCCATACTTATAAATCCGACCTATGTAGAAATACAAAACAATTGGTCACCAAAACAAAGGTATTCATTTACTAGCGATAAAGCAAGTAATCAGCAGCGTTTAAGAGAGCTGCAGCAACAAGTCAATGAATTTGAAAATAGGAATAGTTTTCAGCCTAGGGAATCGTTTCAACCAAGTAACCAAACTATAGAACCTTTGAATGGAACAATTCAAGAGAAAGGTAACCAAGCAATTACGTATATGACACAGGATTTAGGTCTGTCTGATTTCCATGCATATGGTCTACTTGCAAATGCAATACGAGAGTCCAGTCTACAAACAACTAACCCAGGCGATAACAATACAAGTGACGGCTGGTTCCAATGGCATGCAGGCCGCCTGAGCAGAGCAAAAGCAGTGCTAGGTGATCGCTGGAATGATTGGCGAGCACAAATTCAATACGCTTTACAAGAGGAAGGTGAACCAGGACAAGAATATCTCCAGCAAAACTTTAGCTCTAGACAAGAAGCTGCAGATTGGTGGATGAAGTATTGGGAAAGACCTGCACATCCTGAAAGAGACTCAAAAAGGCACAGTGAAATTTTAGGTAATTTCTAAATGAACGAAGAAGAACTGCTGCAAAGTCAAGGCTTTGACAGCATAGAACAACGTACCCAATGGGAACAAGAACTTAGAGAAGCCGAAGAGGAAGAACAAAGGCTAGCGGCTAAGGTGGCAGCTATTGAAGAAAGAGAAGCAGCTACGGCTGCATCTATGCCGCCTGTTCAAGAGCAACCTGAAGTACAGCAGCAACAGACAACAGACAACTCCAAAAACACAGGTTGGGATGAAGCTGCATACCAAAGAGGTGAGCTGAATGATGGACCTTATTGGAATAGAATTGATGATAAGGGAGTTTTACGTCCAGTAACTACAGGCAATTTTCTACAAGAGGATGGAAGTCTTGATTACGATAAGATCGAGCAATACGGGGCTGAAAGCGATATGGATGTCGTTACTGGCATCCAAGACTTTATTTCTGGAACACTTGATCTAATCCCTGGTGTAGATATTGCACCAAGACCTAAGTTTGAAAACGAAGTAGCACAAACCGTAAGAGAAATATCTTCTGTTGTCTTGCCAACAATGCTATTAGGTGGTGCCGGTTCAGCTGGATTGACAGCACAAGCAGCTAAAGTAAAAAATGTCAGAGGGCTAAAACTACTAAGTGATCCATTTGTTAAATGGATGGGTAACACAGCATTTCAAGCTGGTTCAGGTGCATTCGTTGATTATGCGGTTCCTATGAACCAAACTGACGACAACCTTAGTGGCACACTTAAGAAGACATTTCCAAGATTTTTGGGCTGGATTCCAGATAATGTTGCTACATTAGATAGTGATTTGCCTGATGTTAAACGTGGCAAGAATGTCTTGGAAGGTGCCGGTTTAGGCATCGGTATAGACCTGGTTATGGGTCTAAGTAAGTACATCAAACGAGTCAAAGATACTCACGACCTTCTTAGGCACACACCTGAAAATGATAAAGCTAAAGCTTGGTTTGATAAGAATATAGAAATAGACAATACACCAGAAGATGTTATTGAACGATCGGCAGCAAAACGATTTACTGAAACAGACGAAGTAGGCTCCTTTAACTTTGAAAAGTCTGTTGATCCAAATGAGCCAGTTTTTGGCTATCATGATGCATACGGATACCAAGAGTCAGGCATTAGATCAGTAGATGATCTTGGCATTGTTGGGGCATCTATTGATGCTGCACGTATTGATATGAATCTTGGCACTGTCTACGGACGTGTAGGTAGCGTTATGTCTGAAGCTGCTATTAAGTTTGCTAATGAAAGTAGTGAGAATGCACGTATTGTGATCAGTGGGCTAGCTGAAACTTTAAAAGATGCTGGTCAGTATGGTTATAGATTAGATGACGCGAGATATCTAAGTTTTAAAGAGATCGAGAATGTTGGCCAAAAATATGCCAATGATTTCTATGAGATGGATCTTGAGGAGTTACAGCGGACGATCTACCCTGGTTCAATTTATCAAGGCATCAATGTACCTAATAAAACACCTGAACTAACTGATGAAGGATATCAGGGCGTCATGGGTGCAATTAAAATGTACATGGATGACTTTGTAAATATGGATGAGGCTAAAGCTATTGCTTATGTCGGCACTTCCATGGCAGGACAGATTAGTGATATGGCTCAAGGCATGCGATTGACTGCTGGATCAGGCTCCATCCAACGGGCACAAGAGCAGATCTTAGACCGTGTTGAGTTTCTAATGGCTCAGAAAGGCATGACCTCTTATGTACGTGGTAGATCCTTGAATATGATAAATATTTGGAATCGGATGACAACACAAGGGTCTCAAGCCTACGACAATGCAACTAAGAAGCGCATACAGAATTTAATCAAGGGTGAAAAAAATAAAACACTTGCCGCTATAAATCGTATCAAGTTGGAAACAGCAGATACAATCAACAATTTACGCATCATCAAGGATTCAAACCCAGAGATGTTGTCACCATTAATGATGGCATATGAGCTTACTGATGGTAATGTAAAAACTATTAGTGCATTAAATAACTACGTAAAACAATCAACGTCAATTTGGGGTAAAGCATTCTTCGATGGACAACCTGAAATCCCTTCAGTAATTAATACAGCTTTCTATGCCAATGTGTATAACGGTGCGTTGAGTGCAGCATCTACTCCGATCAAAGCAGTAGTTTCAGGTAGCCATTTGTTAGTAGAAAAACCTATAAGACATTTTGCTGGTGCAGTGATGTCTGGAGAAAAACGCCAAATTCGTAGAGCGTTATATCAATACAGCAGTATGTGGGAATCACTAACTGGAGGCCTGAGTTATGCAAAGCAAATCTTTAAAAGATCTGCACTCGATCCAAATGTAACTGCTGTAAGGGATGACATCGGTCTCAGAAACCAAGGACAATTAGACATCTTGACGGCATTTGCTGATGCTAAGGCAGCTAAAGGCGAGTATGGTCCTCAAATGTTGATGGAAAACATCAACGCTATGAATGATTTAGCTAATCATCCAGCTCTCAGACTTGGTACTAGATCTATGCAGGCAATGGATGGATTTATGGATTCATTGCTTGCTAATTTTGAAGCTAAAGGCAGAGCTTTCGATAAGTTTACTAAGAACGGCTCTGTTGAGTTTGATTCAAAGGCAGCAGAAGACTTATTTGCAGATGCTCACGCTGAGATGTTTGATGAGAGCGGCATTATCACTGATAAGGCAGTCAAAAAGGCGTCAGGTGAGATGGCATTTAACCTAGACAATAGTTTTAATGATGACGTATCTGCTCTAATTAGGCGGATGCCTGTATTAAAACCATTCATGCTGTTTACTAAAACACCACTTAATGAGCTTAAGTATACTGCTTCTTACAATCCAGTATCACCTGTACTCGGTCTATTTATGAAAGATGTGCATGTATTTAAGCATTCTTTTGATGACATTGAAACAGATAAGGTAATGGAAATATTAACTCAGCGAGGTGTTGATGTTAGTGATCCACTGCAAGTTAAAGGTAAGTATAACGAACTAAGGGCAGACATGCGCGGAAGGAAAGCGTTAGGTACATTGATGACAGGTAGTGCTGTTGCCTTGTTTTTGGATGACAGGCTTCACGGAGCAGGTCATTACAATAGACAAGTACAGAAGACAAGAGACAAAGCTGATTGGAAGAGAAATTCTATCCGAGGCTTTGATGATAAATGGTATAGCTTTGAAGGCTTAGGACCAATTACGACTTACCTTAGTTTGATTGCTACTATCGGAGATAACTTTGATGTATTAGAACCTAATGATCTTGGCAACCTTCTTGGAAAAACTGCCTTTGCTTTTGGCGCATCTTTTAAAGATAGAACTTATATGGCTGGTTTAGAACCATTCTTCGATGTTTTACGTGGTGATGTAGGTGCTATTAATCGGTGGGGTTCTGGATTCCTTACTGCATCAACAGTACGTGGTTCTAGTCAAATGGCTGAAATTGCAAGGCTGCTTGATCCTGAATTGAAGCTTATCAATAATGAACTCGATGCAATGATTATGAATAGGCTGCCTGGCTTAAAAGGAATGCTGCCTAAGGAATATGATTGGATCGATGGTGGTGAAGTCAACGTACCAGATAGCATCTGGGCACGTCTTAGAAACACTTATACACCTTGGAAAGAAAGCGGAAAAATTTCTCCTGAAAAGCAATTCCTTATTGACATTGAATACGATGCTACAGCTACGCTTGGTACAAACGGCCAAGGTGAGAAATTAAGCGCAGCTGAACAGTCTGAAATCCTCAGCATTATGGGTAATGATGAATTATGGAAACAAGGCATTCAAGAAGTTATGGCGGAAACTGCTGGCGGTGGTAAAGGCTTTAGGAAAAGATTTAGAGAAGGACAAAGTATGGGCTTACCAATGGATTCTGCGTTTGCTGAAAGTGTTCATGACAAGCTTGATTCTAAACTAAGGAGAGCTATTGGTGATGCTATTACCGGGTCTAAACACTTCACTTCTATTAGACGTAGACAGTACGTCCGTGAAAGAACAGCTGAATATCAAAAAAGAGGTGAACTGGAAGAAGCAAAGAGATATCTGGATTACGTAAAAACAAAGTATGGTATCTAAAGCGTAATGGCAACTACACAAAACACATACACTGGAGATGGTTCGACAACGAACTATTCGCTTACATTTGAATATATCAAGCAAGCAGACGTCAAGGTAACAGTAGCGTCTGCAGCTACAACTCAATTTACATTTGCTAACGCTACAACGCTGTCATTTAATACAGCACCAGCTAATGGAGCTGCTATTCGTATTTATCGTGATACGGATATTACAACTCTTAATGCTACGTTCTTCCCTGGTTCAGCTATTAAGGCTGAAGACCTCAATAATAACTTTACTCAGACTCACTTTGCTACCCAAGAGACTGATAACGAAGTAGTCACGGCCAACACAACAGCTACAGCAGCTAATACAACTGCTAATAGTGCCGTAACGACAGCCAACAGTGCTGTTACTACGGCTAACAGTGCCGTTACTACAGCCAATGCAACCACTGCTACGGCTAACACAGCTAATACCAACGCTAGTGCAGCTGTAACTACAGCTAATGCTGCGAGTGCTACCGCTAATACAGCGTCTACAGCTGCAGCTAGTGCGGTTACAACGGCTAATACAGCATCTACTAATGCTACTACTGCTGTTAATACGGCAAATACAGCAACAACTACGGCAAATGGTGCTGTTACTACGGCTAACTCTGCAGCAACTGATGCAGCAACTGCTATTAGTACAGCCAATAGTGCTACTACGACAGCTAATAACGCTGTTACAACAGCTAATAGTGCTGTAACTACTGCTAACACAGCTAATACAACTGCAGGTACTGCTGTTACTACAGCTAAT